TTCACTCATGATGTGAACCCTAATCAGGGGTTCGTACCCAAAGAGTTCAGCTTTCTTTTTAAGAAGTTCAATCTCCAACTTCTTAAATTTTTCAACGAAGTCAAGAGCGTTTTCGCGATCGACGTCGGCATAGAAAAGAATCTCGTTTCCGATAACCTTAACACATTCTTCAGATTCATGTTCTTCATCTTTCGTAGACATTCTTCAATGCTTTCTTTACTCTTGTGACGTCCCTCGATTTTAAGCCATTTCCAACAGCGAGATGATTGATAACATCAAAATCTTGGGGCGAAATTTTATACTCAACCAGTGGTTCCAAGTCTCCACTTTCTGCATATTTCTTTAATAGGCACAATTCCTCTATACCCAACCCCATCCTTGATTTCTTCTTAATTTCTTCACACTTCTGTTTGCGCATCTTATAGTTTCCAAACTTTGTCCAACAACTCCCAGGTCTGATTTTATCTTTCATAAGTGGTTGACCGAGTGCCGTTTTTGGTATCGTCAGAGCGTGTAACACAAAATAAGGCATCAGATTCCATTCACCTTGAGAATACATATAAGTGTCATACATGTCAGCATCAGAAAAGGCTCGTGAAGCCTTTATGATGTCGACACCTCCAGAGTCAAGGTAATTTTCCTGAAATATGTCCCATATGTGACCATGTTCAGATATACTGTCATATATTTCTATAGGACCGGGGTCAGATAGAACACTAGCTATGAATTCTTTTGGAGTTTCAAAGTCGTCAATTTCATCGTACCCTTCCATGTAGGTGAAAAAATTCCGTATGTTTCCTTGTGCTCGTATAGCAGCACTCTCTACTTCTGGGCCGGTTCTGTCTGTCAGGGTTTTCAAAACCGAAGGTTTGTGTTTCGGGATAAAAACCGTTTCAAAATTAGGATACATACACATATTCGTTGTGGTGACCAAGAGGGATCCACGAGAAATTCGATCACCGTCCGCAACTTTCTCTATGATGGGTTTGAAAACAGGATCGTAATCTTCGATGAATACATGTTTCGTTGACGGTTTTATGAAAGGAAGGAAAAGTGATTTACTTTTTAGATGTTCGGGTAACAGTTCAACATGATTCAAACCTTCAAGAACAGCTTTGAGTATATATGACTTCCCTACACCCAATGAACCACAAATGAAGACATTTTTGCGTTCACGAATGTACCGACGAATTAGATCAATCGTTTTTGTGTGTATTGTGGAAACAATCGGATCTTTTTTTTGCTCAACTATTTTAATGAAAGAATCCATTGATGACTTTACTAATCAGGCCATAGATTTGGTGCTCGGAAATAGCGCACTTCATAAACGTATCGTAGAACCTTTAAAAAGGAAAATTTTACCATACGTTGTGTGTGGTATTATTACCAATGCGTTAATGTTTATTCTTTTGGTGTACCTTGCTCGACGTCTGTCTCTTCTTCCTCTTCTTCCTCTTCCTCTTCCTCATACTCCTCAGGTTCTTTAGCTAAGAATGTACCCACCTTTTCAAAAACAGTGTCTTTTGTTATAGCTCGAATAGGTTCAACAGTTTTTGGTAGCTTAAGAGATGGTATGGGACGCACAGTTAATATCTCTGGTTTTGTGAACACACCTTCTAATGGGTACTCTTTTTCGAAGTTCATGAGAATCTTTTTAGGAATAGCAGGACATTGTTCGAGTAAACGATCATATTCAGCTTTGCATTCTTCAACAAATTTCAAACCCTCCTTTTTACGTTCTTCACGAGGTAGAGATAACTGAAGTCTAATATTTCTTGAAAGACTTCCATGACCTAACGCAGAGGTTCTGTGATTTTCCATCAGTTCATTCACCTTGAGGAACTGCATAATCGTCGCGATCAGACCTGCGATGAGATTTAAACCACCAATGATTGATGGTGCTGCAGGCTGTATACTCACAGGTAAAGTACTCTGTGCAAAGTTTGCAGTACCCGTGATGGTCGATAAGACGATGACTGGTAAATTAAAACGTAGACTCAACTTTTTATACATCAAAAAAGAGCGATGATGCATATATCTGTAACATGCACACGCCTCACCCCATTGACGCAACACATTCTCATGATATTCATTCCACGTCTCTTCCATATTAATTTCTTCTGACATCTTATAATAGATGAACATAATATTCTTCATGCACGTCATCTTTCTCTTGGCTATCCTAATTGTCCCTTTCACAAACAACCAGAAGAACCTTGAATTTTATTCAATGCTCATTCCATTCCTTTTTTATCATTGGTCGGTGAATGACGATACGTGTGCACTCACCCAAGCGGAGATGTTCATGACAGGAAAACACAAGGATGAAACATTCATGGGACGCCTAGTTGGCCCAATCTATAAGATGGAAGACAATGAAGTGAACAAGTTGACCAAAACCCTCTTCTTTGCACTTTGGGCATTTGTACAGTATCGACTTGGACATTTTAAAGAATTTACAAAGGATTTGAACCAAACACTTAAAGTTATGAAGCTAAGGTAAAGTAGTAATGGATACCAAACTTCGTAACGAAATCGATCGCTTGAAAAATGCTAAAGAGGTTTACCAACGAGAATATGTCACGAATATTGAAGAACTTGAGGAGAAGGTTGAACGTCTCGAAACTCAAATTGATCGCAGTGAATCTGAAATAAAGCGAGAAATCCTTAGAAAACATAAAACTCTATACATCCAAGAAATTGAAAAACTTGATGCGACCATCGAAAAGACGACCAAGTTCATCGATGATAAAGTCGCAGCATTGGATATCAAGTTGAATGAAATCGTCAAGGAGAAGAAATCATTCGACTATAACATCAAGAGACTCGGGGAAGCTATTGAAAGGCGAAATACCGCTGAAGTTTTCGAAATGTTCGAGACAGTCATGAACGCACTTAAGATTTTGCACGAGGAGAGAACTTAAATTGATCAAAGAAGTGTACACAACTTTTAAAATTGTGGTACAGGATCATACATAACGCATCGGCGATGTCGTGTTTTCTCTCATAGGGGATGTCTCCATCGATATATTTCTCAGCGATGGAGACAGTTCTTTCCTTTCTTTGGTCATAGTCTAGATGTCTCATACCAAAATGTACGTGCATGCTCACAGGTGAAACTAAAGAAACCTTATCTTTGAACATGTAATGTAGAAGTATCTCGATATTCTGGAATCCCCCCGGAGGTTGCCTCTCTATGAGGATTTTTTCAGCTTTGTCGAATAGGTCTCGGTGATCTTCTACAAATAAAGGAATAGTGTCTACGAAATCATTTGAGTGGATGTATTTATAGTCTTCGAGACTTACCTTCTTTATATATTCTACATCAATTTTTGGTCCAGATAAAGACTCCGCTAAGACAAGACCCATGTTGTGATAACCAATGTCAATCGCCAACACCTTCATGTCTCTAAGTGAAAGATTTTCCTTAACTATAGTAAATGAAGAACAAGACAAAGACTCAATTGTTATGGGTGATCCTTGTCGCGTTGGTCGTGGTCATTGTTTATCTCATCCAAAATCCCCGGGTTGTCAAGGTCCCAGTCAAAGTTCCTACTATGATGGTACCCCCAAGACCCGTGCGTTCTCAGGAGATTCGGCGCGAACCTGAGTTCAGAGGGCCACCTATCAAGAAATATAAACCTGGTCGTATGCAACAGATGGGTATACTCACTGGGTCCGGTGAAACCCTACCACTCTATGGTAAGGAAGTTCGTGGTCGCCGTGATCGTTACAACTATTATACAACCACTGGAGGTGAGAACCTATACCCCATTCCAGTGAGTCACAGTGGTCGCGACTGTATGGAAGATATTGGATGCCAAGAGTTATACGGAAATGAAACAGTCTCAGTAACTGGTAAGACTGGTTCATTCGTGGTGAATATGTACAGGACAGACGACTTTTTTTAAATACGCTTTTTAACGTCGGTTACAACGCGCGAAGTTGATGAACTGCAACAAGATGAGCATATACACGCAGCTGCGAGCATTGGTGGTGTTTTGAATGGCATCTTCATAACACCGTACACTACAAGCATTGAACAGAATATGCTACAGATATAAGAGGCAAGCCATTGTAAATCCATAGGTTTATCACTTCCTTTGAAGAGATCAGAAATGAATGGGATTTTAGGCATATCGAGACCTGGGATCAGAGAAAACACAAGTCCCATTTATAGTACGTCAACAAAAATTATTTGTAAGATCAAATTCTCTCCTGTGAAATCCTGGTGTCCTCGTCAGTTTCGCCTTTTCAAGTAAAAGTTCCTTAATCGTATCTTCATCGAGATGTTTGAAAAAGTCCTTCTTCACCTCGATGTCGTCAAGTTGATGTTTCTCACGATTACTTTGGACATATGGCCAAGTGTGTTTTCTCAATGATGAAACCTCTTCCTCAAGTTGTCTAATCCTCGGTAGTAGAACC